GTTAAATTTACCAATGAACAAGGTAAAAAATATAATATTGAGTTAACAAGATTAATCCAAGTTTTTAATAATAACATTTGGGAGAATAAAAAAAGTGTCCGATAAAGAAAAATTTGATAAATTGCAGCAAGAGCAACGTGATTTAGAGGAGAGTTATAAACAATCTAAACGTAATAAAAAAGAGAGAGAAATTATAAAAGAAAACGAAGAGTATTTAAAGGAGATACAGAAAAAATTATAATGAATTGGAATAAACTCTATCATTACCCGCCTTGTACACGTAGTACAACCGACGGTCTTAGAACTTATGCAGTGGGTAAAGAAAAGTTACCAAGTGTTACAACGATTTTAAAAGCCACTGAGTCTGAGGAGAAGAAAGCATCCTTGGCCAAGTGGTTAGCTAAAGTTGGCAACATTGAGGCAGAGAGAATTAGAGATACTGCAGCTTCACGGGGTACCAATATGCACTTACATTTAGAAAAGCATGTACTGGGTGAGGGACATTTAGATTTAACTCCAGAAGGTGCGAAAGCTAAGACGATGGCTGATGTGATTATTAATAAGGGTTTAGGCGACATGTCGGAGATATGGGGCAGTGAGGTTACCCTATATTATCCTGGCAAGTACGCCGGACAAACAGACTTAGTTGGGGTTTATGACTATGAAGATTCTATAATTGATTTTAAACAGTCTAATAAACCTAAACAAAGACAATGGATTGATGACTATTTTATGCAGTTAGGCGCTTATGCGATGGCTCATAACCAGGTCTACAATACAGACATAACTCAGGGTGTAATACTGATGTGCACTCCGGATTGTTATTTTCAGAAATTTTCTGTGAGTGGCAAGGAGTTTATTAAATATCAAAATCAGTTTTTAGAAAGGGTGGATAAGTACTATGAACAAAGAAATAGTTAAGGCTGTTAGTAAAAAACAGTTTCAGTTAATGATGGAGTCTGAAAAAGCTTTGAAAAAATACTTGAATGCAGACACAGGCGGCAGGCCTCAAGCGACTTTGAGTGGGTTGTTTAACAAAATAGAACAACTTTTGACCACAATGTCGACTTGTCAGGACCGTATTATGCTATTGCAGCAGATGATGGATGAGGAAGCACCAATTGAAGAAATAAAAAGTGAGTAAAACCGCGGTTCATCACCTCCCTATAGTAATCTGAGAATACATAAATCATTAATTCGGTGTTTTAAAAGAGAGGTGATCTGGTGATTGAGGTGATCAGCCAATAATACCAACGTTTTTTTAAAAGTTAGGGGCCGCGAGGAAGGTTTGGATTGGAAAAACATGAAAATTTATTCTGGAAATGCTATAGGTGTTGGGATATGATAGGTCGAAACAGAAACTGGTCCGGTCCTTCTGATTGGATACAGAAGTTTAACGAAAAGCATAACCCGGATTTCTATGGCAAAAAAGAAAAGCAAGAAAAAAACAAAAAGAAGAATCAAAAACAAAAAGATCTTCCCTTTAAATTTAAAATCTTTAGGCAATCGGATTGAAGACTACCCATTTGTAGAGATAGAGTGGCTTGATATCGAAGGTGATGCCGGCTGGAGTAATACAAAAGATTTAAACAAAGAAAAGTTACCGCTGTGTGTATCTAAAGGTTATTTGTTAAGCCAAACAAAAGGTATTACCAGAATATTCAGTGATTATATTATGTCTAAAGATAATCCCACGTTTGATACTATTGGCAGTACTACTATAATCCCAACAGCAGTCATACAATCTATTAAAAAAGTTAATTAAACTAAAGGTAGTTTAGGTTTTATATCTTCTGGTTTTTCTTCTGGATCTACTTCCAATAACACAGCGTTGTCTTCCTTGATTGTTTTAATTCTCATATCCAATTCTTCCTCACTTAGCTCATCGAGTTTACCAGTACGTATAATTTTTTGATCATAATAAAATCCACCAACCTGACCCCTAGCTTTTTCAGCTACTGTTGCAGCAGAATATGATCTAGCTTTTATAGCCTCATCTCTAATTCTACCTAATTCTGTTAAATGACCACCATAAGAAACACCATATTTTTTATTACGTTCATCCCTTAGTTCACCAATATATTTTGCAACCATTGGATATAACTTTGGATTCTGCAGTTCATATGCTGTTTGTCTTGCCCTATCTTTGGTATAACCAGCTTCAACAGCTGCTTCATAGGCATATCTACGGCCCTCAAAAAATACTAATGCTTCCGCAAATTTTGCTTGCATTGGAGTAAGCTTAGGTAATGGGCCTCTTTTTTTCTTCTGTACTTCCATGGTTGACAATATAATTAGATTATCTTATAAAGTCAATTAATGAAAGACGAAGATAAAACATACGAAAATGAAAGGAGTCATGTGAATCAAGCAATTAAAACCGTGTTAAGCCCAATAACTCATGCAAGAAATGTAGCTAGTGCAGCTATATTTAATAAAAGAGGACCTAACGATTTAGAGGAACAGATCGATATGTTAACGAAACAAAAAGAATATATGCAAAAGAAATGTAGAGAAGCAGGCGCTGCTATTCTAGATCTTGAGCAACAAGTCAAAGATTTAAAAAGAGACAACACATTACTTGCTATGGATGTTGCTACTCTTACGAATAGATTGAGAGATGCGGGACTGTAATGTTTAAAGGAAGAGATCTAATGCCTTTGTTGGATAAGTTCTTAGGACCCAAACAAAAAGCAAGTGTAACCCAAGACGCTAGAGTTCAAGTTAGAACTCCAGACGGAAAACATTTTGATATTTCTGGTGTGAATTTAGTTGAAAATAAAATTTTAGGTGCTAGAGAATCACATCGTTTAGTAATTCATACACATGAAGAAGTCGCTAAGATGGGGAAAGCAAAACTCATTCTGTAAGAATTTGTAACGGTGGTTATTTAGTGAATCCTGAAACAAAATTATGGCATGAAGTTAAGAAAAGTTTATCAAAAATTAGTTGGACTAGACTGGAAAATAGTAGCGTACTTGGTACTCCCGATCTATTGGGGTATAATAATTCTGGGATCTTTTTCACTGTTGAATTAAAAGTTACTCCAGTTACATCGCGTTACAAAGTTCGGCTGTCGGCACACCAATTAGCATTCCATGTTAGGCATCCTAAGCATTCATTTATCTTGGTTAAGTCCCTGGCTCAGGGCACTTACCATTTGTTTTCTGGAGACAAGATTCTTCAGCTTGACGCTTGCGGCTTGAGGCTTGATGCCTCAGAGGCTTGTTGCTTGGGGCTTGATGCCTGTCACGAATTTTTAAATAAGTTACAGTAGCTTGTTGCCTGAATATAGGCGCTTGAGACCTGCGACTAGCTTGTGGCTTGAGGCCTTTATTGTGTTTAACAAGCCAGCCGACGCCGTTTTTAAAAAACCACATTATTCTATATTCAATCTAATAAATTCTTTTAGATGTCTTATTTTTTTATTAAGCTTCTTAATGATCTCATCATCCGCGCGCTCATCTTTTAATTGTCTTCTTATGTAATGGGTGAGGTGCATATCTCCGAGCTTGATGTCTTCTCCTTTACTCTCCGAGTAAAGTTCCTCTTCTAACGCCGCTGCAATATCGCAGGGCGTCTTTTTGTTTTTTGTAAATACTTTCTCAATTTCTATTAGATCTCTTATTATTGACATATTATCTCCGGTTGTGGTTGGTGTTTTTTTTCTTTTGAACATTTTCTGCAGTCAATCTAGCAAGTTTTAAATTTTTTAATTCTCTAAAAAACTTCTCACAACTATCTATATATGACCGCGGTAGCCCTGAGTGTGGCCGCAAGAAATAATGTGTCAGATCATTATAATTAATTTTTTTCATATTATCTCCGCTTGTTTATTTTTTATATAGATCGCTGTTAAGGTCCATGATTTCATTAAACTCAGCAGCCATGTCGCCGCTGTCGTCAAGGTCATCGAGACTTAAACCAATCGCCGCCGCCTGCTTGGCGCCTGCTTTTGCTTCCTCGGTCCAGCCCTCGGGCGGTGTTTGTTTAAACTGAGTGAGAGTTTTAAAACGCTCTAAATCTTTATTTTTTTTTGTCATTGTTTCCTTCCTGTTAGTGTTTACCGTAACTTACATTGCTTGAGCCTCTATTCCAACACGCGCGGCAATCTCCGCAGGTGTTGTTTTGTGACGGTGCTGGGCAGCTCGCGCCGCCCTTACTTGTTACCGTTGACGTCCACGGCCAAAATTTAACGGGCGCTTGGTCAATCATATGCGAGGACATACGAATTATTAAATTTTGTGGGACATCCTCAGTCGGGTTCTCAATTTGACTTAAGAACTGGGCCTCACGTGTGGGCATCCAATGTTGAATTTGAGGGGTTAACCTGCACACTTCAAAAATTTTGTTTAAGTGGTCCATTGATTGGATGTCTCCGGCGTCATGCCACCTAAAAAACTTTTGCCGTTTTATTTGTGTAACCATAGCTTCAACCCAAAGCGGATTGGTCAAGCTTTTTAATCTTACATACTGAGCCGCTTTAATTGCTGAGTATCTAACATAATTTCCTTTAAGTGCATAACAGCTAGCGCAAACTGAGTTTTTAATCTTACGTAACTTTGAACCCGTTTTGCACTCCCACGCTGGCAGGCTATAACTCAGGCCCGGCATTTTGCTTGTCCGTGTTAGGCTTCCTGTAATTGCTTTTGCTTCTTTTATATTCATACTTCCTCGCTTTCTAAATGTATCCTATATTATCTTATAACTATTGTCAAGCGTTGCTTGTGGCTTGTGGCCCGCTTGAGGATTGGCCCAAAGTTTATAAGGCGGCCCGCAAGGGGCGGCAATTTTTAATAGAGGGCCTTGATCAGCCTATTCTCATAGTTAAAGAGTTTAGCTCAATTGAAGTAAAACTTCTCGCCTCTCAACACTGATCCCAGAGCCTAGGCGGGAAATCCCACTGATTGCAATGCAACTAGGCTCAGGGATCAGTAGCAGGCCCGCCGGCATTTTTGTGGTCCTGCTATCAACCCACAGTTTAAACCCGCTAAGGTGGCACTGTTAGGCCAATAAGTTTACAACTTACAATTCTAGTGTTTTAGAAGCTGTTGCCAGCTATTATTTTTTTAACTCGGGATTACTGTATCACCCATCCGGGCGGGGATATGCTATTCAGCACCCGCCCAAATTCTTAAATTTTGTTAGGCCGTTAATCCTACGGACACTAAAAAAGCCATGAACAGACCAGCAAAAGATAAACTTATATATCTTGTAACCTTGGCGTCATGCTCCACAGTTGCGAGCTTACCTCTAAGAATTGTAAGCTCATCTATTTGACCTGCGATCATTTTATTTTGAAGTTTATTATGATCAATTAACTTATCTATTGTCAGTCCATAATCAGCCGGCATTGTTATCCCTCCATTTTTGGTCCTGTCTTATTCTTTTATTTTGCTCATCAATAAATTGCTGATTGTGTTTAGCTACCCAAACACCTGCCGCAATTATCCCTAGTATTACGATTAATAATACATATTCCATTAGTGTCCTCCATGTTGTTTTATTTGTGTCATATTAAAAGTATATAAGATTATCCTATATAAACAAGATATTTATTTACATTAAAGTGAAATAAACTTCTTGACATATGTAAGATTATCCTATATACTTGGACGGTGGCTGGGGATGGCGGTATATATTATACAATGCAACTATAGAATGT